AAAAAGCCGCGTTGAACCCTGCCAAGAGTTACGCGGCTTTATCGGTCGCCCGAAGGCGTGTGTCGCATGTTTGGGCAGGGTTCAACCGTCAGTTTCACTTTCAGCCGCGTGCTTGTCAAGGTAGTGTTTCTCGATTGCCAGCGATACCGCGTCAGCGCATTCCCGACAAACGTGGATATGGCCGTACGGGTCGTCTTCGTACAGCCTGCCGTCAACGATGCGAAAGGCGAATCCGATGTCAGTGCACTCGCCCCTGCAGAGGTCGCACTTTTTTTCAAGCATCGCCTCAGTCCAACAAAAAAGCCGCGGTGACTCCTGCCAAGAAGTCCGCGGCCAAAGCCCGAGTGAGGGCGCTTAACGCTGTGTTGGTGGCAGGAGTCAACGTCAGTCAGTGTCCGAAGTGGCAGGGGTCTTGTCAAGCCGCCCCCTCACAGCCCGGGCCGTACAGCGTACGCACCACCTTGCCGTCTTTTTGGAGGTTAGGTCGGTCATCAAAATACAACCATTTCAGATTCCAATCGCCGGACAGTGTACCAGGGCTCCGCGCTGGCCGACACCGTATCAGTATCTCCCAGCTCAATTGCGACGAAAGTTCCTGTCGTCGCATTGATTAACACTTCACCATTGACTGTGTTAGTGAAGGGCCCCGCCTCCAGCGTGAAACGCGACAAATTAGTCACCAAATCCACATGCCGATAGTCATCTCGGACCTGTGTTGTTTCCGACGTCAGCGTGTAAACCATGCCCCAACGTAGCAAATAATATCCGGGCAGATCAAAGTGCAACCCCGTCGTTGAGTCGTGAAAATGCTTGGTGCTACTGGCCGTCAGAATTGCCGGGTGAACTCTCGTCAACCCAGTCGTGGGGTAAAGCGCCGAATTAAATTCTCCATGGGCAAAGGCCGCCTGACGCTCCACGAATACGGCCCGATAAATATCTCCCGAGCTTCGCACGGCAAAACCTACCGCACTAGTTTCCGCCTCAAAGTAATTCTTGAGTGTGTAGTGCACGTCGGAAATGTTGTGTACGGTGATGCTGGTAGCGCTTTGGTCGATCCCCTTTCCGTACTGCTCCAGAATCTGGGCATTGATAGAGCTGGTATCGTTGGTCATCCTCCCATAGGCCAGCTTAAACTTGACCATCGGCTTGACCGTCGTGGCATCCGTAGTCAGGCCGCCAGAAAGGAAGTACCAGCGAATCGTAGTGGCATCATAGCTGCGAAACAGGCTGACGGCATCTCCTTCGCCAACACCATCGCCCAGCCAGTCGTAGGCGTCCTGTGTCAGCGTCGTGGCGGCGACCGTCGTTCCGTTGTACTTCCAAATCGTGCACGTAACAGACAACGTGCTGGAGGCGGCCAGATCTGTTGAAGCTTTGGCCTTAACGTAGGGCGTGCCGACTTGATTGTGAATTGGCGTTGGCAGTCGCTGGCCACCACCGCCCAGCATACCGGCCTCGTAATCGGCCAGCATGCGGCTCAGTCGCCGTAGGCTACTGTCCGAGAGCTCAGCCATCAGTCACTCAACAGGAAGTGCCATAACTTGACCTCGGCCGTGTCGGCTTTGGCATATAGAGAATCAGTCGTCCCGCGTCGCAAGCAACCGATCTCACCGGCCTTTAGCTTGAACGGCAGGGAGTCGGTCGTGCCGCCGATCGTAACGAAATTGCTGGGATCCAGGTTGCGCATCCAGAATACACCAGGGCTCGTGATGTCCCCCTCGGTCAGAGCCTCAACCGTCGTGCCGATCGATTGCACCGTCTCGTGCCCCGAAAACGTTGTCTGGTCAATCTGCACCGTGTGTGACTTCTGTCCCGGCGTGTACAGCGAACTGTTGACCGTCAGGTTAATGCTGAGCGTAATTTCATCGGCCATGACCCTATGCCTCGATTGTCACGGGTAGATTCAGAGCGGCGAAAGGTCGCTCGCGGTAAACGCGGAATACGTTGAACACGGCATCGGCACCGGCACCCAGCTTCACGCCGTTCCCATCCAACAGGCCCAACCGTTTCATGCCGTCCTCCTGGAAGTGCGTAATGATGCCGCCGACCAAGTGAAACGTCCCTCGGTCCAACAACTGCAGCGTCCAGAAGTCCCGGCGGAACACTATGCGATACGTGACTCGCCAGTACCGCAGATTATTCGTCTGCCGGCGGCGGGCCGTGATGCTGGATATCTTTGCCTGCCCAGGAAAAACTCCCAGAAAAAAATCCGTATTGATGGCGTCCTGGTACTCCACGGCCAGCTGGACGTTGAAGTTTGCCTCATTTCTGGAAACCGTCAGAACGGGCCTGCTGTCCTCGATTTCCGGCGGTGGGTCATACGGTTCCCCGGCACTGGTAACAATCCCCGTGGAATGGATAACCGTCTGCATGTTGACATTGGCGGATGCCGCTTCCTGCTTCATCGAGCCAGTGACGATTCGCGTTGTCCGCTCGAATCCAAACTCAATGTCCGGCGGCTCCAGTAGTGGGTTGTCCTGCTTGGCGAACAGGCCCTCAACATCGGTCGTGTAGTCGGCGAAAATGTCCCAGTAAAACGTCGACCCCCGCCTTTGCACGGCCCGGATGTCGTTACACAGAGCCTTGACATCGACCGTCGTGCCGGTCACGTAGGCAAAAAACCTGGCCGGCAGACCCGGGGTGCTGAGGGCCACGTTTCCATCGTCCTGGCGGTTATTTGTCTGAGCCCAGAACTCACGGTGGTATTCGTGGTGGCCGTTGTCCAATAACCGCATCTCGCGGCGATCGACTTTCTCGCGTGCCAGTCCGACAGGAGCCATTACAACTCAACCTCCAAGTCGGCTTTTTCCAGAGCCCGGAGAATCTGCTGCAGCACCCGCACCTGCTGCTCGCTCTGGAACACCAACTCCCCTTGCACCTCGACTTTCCGCAGGTTGCCGCCGCCCCCGCCAGCGCGAGCCGCACTGAACGCCTCGGCCGTGCCCCGCTCCAGCGCCGTCGCCGTCAGGTCCGGTCCGCCCGCCTTGGTGGCCTTGGCGATGTCCATCTCGATTTTCTTGATGCCCTCCATGTTCTGCTTCATTTCGTCGGTCTTCTTGGCTGCCTTCTCCAGCGACTTCTCGATTGCATCGAACTGGCGGTTAATCTCTATGGCCGCCACCGCTCCAGCTGCCAGGCCCGCCGCTACGGCCGCCGCCGCCGCCGGGTTGCTGACAGCCTTGGCAAGCGCCTGGGCGATAGTGAGGCCACGCAGGGCCGTCCTCATCGACCGGTAAGCCTTGATTAGTTTCCACGTCCAGAATGTCGTGATGCTAAACGCCGTGGCGAAGGCTGCTAGCTGGGCAATGGCCCGGATCGTGGACGCGTCCATGCTGCCCAGCCAGTCGACCAACCGCTGAATCCCAGCCGTCAAGGCAATGATCGCCGGCGTCAACTGCGATACGACCGTCACACCCAGCACCTTGGCCCGTCGCGTCATCTCGGCCATGGCGTCTTTGGCCTTCTCGGCGGCGCGGGCCTGCTCGGTCGTGATCAGCCCGGTACGCTCCATGTCCCTGCCAATCTGCCTCAGTCCGTCCGACCCCAGCTTGAGCGTATTGACCAGCGCCACGCCCTCTGAATCGAACAGCTTGAAGGCCAACCGCAAACGCTCGGCTGGGTCGCTGATCTGATTCATGGCATCGGCTATCGCCCCAACCCGATCTTCCATCGACAGAGCCGACAATCGCCTGGCGTCCATCCCCAGATCCTTGATCGCCCCCTGGGCTTCACCGGTGCCCTTGGCGGCTTCGGCCACCCGGCGGGTCATCCGCTGCAGGGCCATGTTCATCGTATTGGTGGCCACGCCGGTTAGCTCACCAGCCTGCTGCAGCTTCTGTAGACCCTCGACCGTTGTGCCCAGTTTGGACGCCGTCTTGGCCAAGTTGTCGGCTATATCGAGCGAGCCCAGCACCGCGCGAAGAGAAACGTATGCGCCGGCCAAAGCAGCCATCCTGCCGATCGTGCTCCTGACGCCCGCGCGGAAACGCTCCAGACCGCGCTGCGCGTTGGACATCCCCTTGGAAAACTTGGATGTCTTAGCACCCAGAACGACATCCAAGAATGCAATCACGGCCATACTATCGACCCGTCAAGCTGCGAAAGGCCTTGTGCTGCTCTTCTGGTGTCTGTGCCGGCCGCCGGGTAAACGGCAGGAAGTCCTTCGACCGTCGCGGCGGCTCGCCTTTGTTACGCCAGCGGTTGGACAGCTCCGCTCCCACCTCGGCCACCACACGCGACTGATGATCGTCCCCGAACGGCGCCAGTTTAAAATACGCCATCCATTCGGCAAGCTCCGCACTGGTCAGCCTCGCCAGCAACCGGTCGGGGTGCACGACTCCAATCGCCAGGCACAGCCGAAACGCGAACATGCGCGCCGGCTGCTCTAGGAGTTTTTTTCCAACTGCTCCCGGTCCTTGGCCGTGATGCCGTTGATCTCCAGAGCCCTGTCGATGATCACCTCGATGGCGGCGCTGCTCTTTTGCATCAAGGCCTTGCTGCTCTCCCCGTCGAGCATCGGCGAGCCGTCCGCTCCAACCATGCAGAGTAACAGCAAGCGGCGGCGGAACTCCTTGATTTCCTTTGGACCTGTGCCCTTGGAGACAACAGCCTCCAACTCGCTACGCTCATCGGCCCGCAGACTACGCAGCCGCACCGACGTATTCCACTGCGGCACCGGCACCTCGTGCACCGGCAGGTCGTCCAGTGCCAGGATGTCGCCGATTGATAGATGGCCGTTGTCTTGGCTCATGTGCTGTATCCAGGATTGGCAGTTACCTTGATCGTTACCTCGGTCGTTACCGCGTCATCAAGCGGAATCTCGCGGCCCACACCGTTGACGAAACCCAGGAAGGTTTCAACATTTGTCGTAGTGCCAAATATCAACTCCCAATTGGCCTCTGCTCGACTTCCCAGCAACTGGTTAAGCGTCTTGTGCGTGGCCGTGGTGGCATCGTAGACCAGCTCCAGACTCACTTCACCGGGATCGACGCGCCCGCCGCGGTACCGGCCGAAGTTGTCGGCATCGTCCAGCGTCGACACGTCAATTGACGTGCCCGCCGAACCCGGGCCACTGATGCTGCGGATCTGTGCAATCGCGGTGAAGTTGGTGGAGCCAGCGGCATCCACGCCCAGTACCGTTCCTAGGCCGATTTCCTTAACCATGGCTCCCTCACGTAGTGTGGAAGATTCTGAGTGAAAGAGCCGCCACGGTCAGGCCGTCGTCCGACCCTATCCCCTTGGGCTCATAGTCGTCATCCTGGTCGTCGATAAAGCAGCCCTTAACCGTCCGGCCGCCGAAAGAACCGCGATAGCCGTGCAGACGGTCGTGCACCACGTCGGCCAAATCCATCGCCGCATCAACCGAAGCCGCAATGCACTCCACGTCAAACGTAGTCGCGATCAACTGCCCCTTGGTACCGTCCAGGTCCAAGTCGTCGGCCTTGCCGCCCCGCCGGTACCAGATCCTTGGCAGCGTCTGCTGTTGGGCCTGCGGAACCACGTTTTGGTGCATGCGACTACCAACGTCCGCCGACACGTCGGTTGACGCCAGCACGAACGTTCGCAGGTCCTCGCCGATACTAGCCATTCAAATAAACCGGCCTTTTTCGTCGCGTGCCCTGGGGCCTTTGTCTTTGGGCGGCGAGGCCGGAACACCACCTCCTGTTCCGCCCTGCTTTGCCAAGCCAATGATTCCGTTGCGTATGCCTCGCTTGTAAATCGCCAGTGCCTGCCGCTTTTTCTTCTCCGCCGCCGCCTTCATGAATCCCCTTGCCTTGATGCGATTCGTACCAAACTCCAGAAACGATCCATAGAACGTGTCGCCCGTAAAGAATGGCGCACCAAGCACTACCGACGCACCAACTCGTGTGCGGCTCCTCTTAATCGCCCTGACCCTGATTGCTCTACGCAAAGCTCCGGTGTCCCGGGGTGCCTCTTTCTTAGCCTGCTTTTGCACCACTTTCAGTGCCGGCCGCGCCGCCTTGCGGATCACCTTGCGAGCATCTTTACCCGCCAGCTTGGCCAGCTTTTTGTTCAGCCTCTTGTCTCCCGTCAGGGTCATCTTGATCTGGGCCACGCCACTCCCCTGATTCTTTCAAGATGTATAGCAACTTCTTCAACTCACCTTCGTCTGCAATCTTCTCAACCGTGGCCGTCACGATTTCGTCGACCGCAATATCAATCACGATCCGTTTGACTCTCATGCTCTCTGGCAGGCCCAACGCTTCCATGGCCTGCTTGCCAACGCTGATGCCAGTAACGGCAACCATTACAGCTCCTCCCGCACCAGGAACTCCAGCTCGATATTCCGCTCGTCCATGTTCATCAGCCGCTCGATACCAAAGGTACGCGTCGTGCCGCTGCGCGTGAACCGCAGCCGGTCCCTGACCGTCACGCCCTCACGCCACCGCGTGCGGATCTTGTGCGTGGCCAGCGGATGCAACTGGTGAGCCAAGACCGCCTCCTGTCCCGTAAGTTGCTCGATCGAGCAGTGCATGTCGTACTTCTTCGCCCACGTCGGCGTGTTCTCTCCACGCGTGCCGAAGTCCGTACTCGATGCCGTGTCGGTCTGCAAAACCAGGTGATGACGAAGCTTGCCCGATCTCATCCGTAATACCCGTAGCCGTTGGAACCCAGCAGGGCCGACACGCTAAACTCCAACTCCTTGCTGATCGTGCCAATTACAAACGCCTCGCGGTTTTCGTAAAAGTGCCCGGACAGCAAACGGATTGCGTGCCGCATGCTGGGCGGAACGCTAGCCGGCGTGGACCCGTAGCCGCAGACATACTTGACCGTCACGGCGTCGTCGCGCAGCTTAGTGGAGGGCCACGTCTTATCTATGGCCGGCTTGAGCCAACCCGGACCCTCGGTCGGCGCGAACGTCTGATAGTCACTCGATGACAGCGTCGTCGAACTATTGCTGCCGTCGAAATAAGTTATTGACGTGACCGATTGAAACGGTGGAAACGGCAACTCCAGCCGATCGCTGCTGCTAGGAAACACGTCTAGCACCAGATCAACCGTGCGGTTAATCAGGGACAGACCGCCGGGCACCCCGCTCTTGCAATACTGCGTGGCCGCGTTGATCATCTGCTGCAATTCTGCGTCGTCACTGTGCCCGTCGATGCGCAGATGCCGCCGAAGGTCATCCACGGCCACTGGCTGCAGTACCTCGGTCGTCTGCTCGACGGTATACCAGTTGACGCCCTCAAGCACTCTCTCCCCCTTTCCTAACGGGCCAATATTGTGGGTATGCTCTCCGCACAATCCGCATGGACAGAACACCTTGGATTTTGTGAACAGCGTCGACGAATTCACGCATTTCGTCGGGATGTTCTCTTGGCAACGAAAGGAAACTACGATAGCAATCCATTAGCAGATCATGGCATTGCGACTCGGTTTCGGTGAATCCGCTAATACTGTCCACGGTGTCAATCACGGCCCCGCCCCTTCGGTTTCTTCAGCATAGCCGTGGCCACGTCACCCTCGCCGCCACCCACGTGACGGGCCTGGCCACGGGCAATCAGCTTGTCGGCCAGCCTCGTCGGCACGTCGTATTCTCTTCCGCCGTGGTATACGTACCGCGGCGCGGCCACGCTGCCCACTTTGGGAAAGATGTACACTCTCTTCGTGTCCGTCATGCCCATTGTCTGCACCACGCGAGGTCTTCGCGCGCCCCCGTCAGTAGGTAAACCAGCTTCTCGCTTTCGCTGCGCTTGGCTGCTGCCTGCTTGAGCGAGCCTTGCAAGACCTGCGTGCGCTGCTCCAGGTACTCCTGAAGGTTGCCGTTGGAATTGCCCAGCTCCTGCAACTCCTGCATCGCGCCGTAGAACCGCTCGCAGATGTTCGACGATTCACTCAGTTCACCCTGGGCCGCCTGCATACGGTGCTGCAACTCAAGATCGCGCGTGCGAATCTTCACGTACATTTCGCTATTATGCGTTTCGTACCCGTACAGCTTGCGGGTTTTCATCAGGTCTGATTCACCGGGTACCGTGACCTTCACGCCACGTCCGATAGCAACCCCGACCATGAACTCACAAGACGGTCGCTGCTCACCGTACTCCGAAGCCTGGGCCATGTCGCAGCCGTAGATGCCGATCTCCGTGGCACCTTCATGGATAGCCATGCCGATCAGCCAGGAAACGCTATTGGTCCAATAGTGAAAAACAGGGTTGTCGTTGAACAGCGTCCCGAACATGGCCTGCACTTCCCGGCGCGGGAATGCCAACGACCGTTTACTGTCGGGGTGTGTCTCCAGCATGTACAGCGGCTTGTCGTCGCCGTCCATCAACCACTTGTAATGGTCCTCGTTAGTCTCCTTGTGATACTCCGGATCGTGCAGCTCGAACCATCTGTCCCAGCGAGGGATTTCCCGCCAGTTGTCGGACAGTGACCAGATCTCCCACGACTCGTCGTCGTAGGGGGCCAGCACGCGAGACGAGGGAGCCTTGCCAACAATCGCAACCTTCAAAGCCTTCTTTGCCATCTGCGGCCTTTCGTAAGAATGGCCAGGCCGAGCCAGCCGGCCAAGGCTGCGGAAACCGGCGGCTCGGACCTGGGCACGAACGGAAGCTACGTGCTCTTGGTGATGAAATGCTTGAACGGAACCGTCACCGTGGAAGCAAATACGGATTTGCCATCGTGGCGGTGGAAAGCCAGGAACGCCGTCTGAGCCAGTTCCGCGTAGCGCTCGTTCAGCCGCAGCACCTGCATCGCGCGCACGTCGCGGATCTTGTAACGGTTCATGGCGCCGAACAGGATGGCCTTGGCGCCGCCCGGTCCGGTTGTGGCACCAGCAATCGAGGCCATATCCTGGTTGATCACGTACTGGTAATCTAGCAACCTGTCAGGGAATGACCCGCCGATACCCGACAGGCCCGGCAGCCAGAGGGGACGACCGTCGCTGTCAACGAGCTGCTTGACCACTTTGAACGTGGTGTCGTGGAACATGAAGCGGGCACTCGGGTCGCGCCGGTACGCCGGGTCGATTGAATGCTCAAGATCTGTCAGCTCGTTGTAAGTGACGGTATTAACGTCGCTACCAGTCGTGCCTACCAACGATTCCACAACGATACCCGCCGGCTGAACCGCGTCGGTGGCACCGGTGGTAAAGTCCGCGTTGGTACCCTTGGCGGCCCGCTCGCCCAAGGCACGACCGATCAAGCCAACCAGGTCAATGGCCGAGTCCTGCATCAGTTCCATCGGAACCAAAATGATTCCCGTGGAATACTTGAAGGCCGCCAGCGTGACCTGACCGAACCCCAGCGATTTAACGTCAGCCGCCGTATTGATCGCCACCACCGTGGAGACCTCGGTGGTATCGTTGACGGTCGGGTACGGCAGCGTGGCACCGGTATCTGTGCGGATAACCTGAGCAACTTCACGCATGCCACCGAATGCCAGCAGGGCAACTTCGATTTCCCGCATCATCTCGTTTTGGATCACGTCGCCGCCGCCGGTGGTCGTGATCGTCTGAGCCGTCGTGGCTCGATAGGTCAGCTCTTGCTGGCGGGCCCACTCCTCGACCTGTGCGATCGAGCGAGGGGCCTTCCGCATCAGCGGCACCTCGATCTCAACGGTCTGCCCCGGATTCAGATCGAAGCCGCACCGCCGGGCGTTGTCCATGTCCTTCTCTGTGAGCTTGGCCCCGGACGGATCCTTACTCAAGGCCCAGGTCCGAAATGCCCGCTGCTGGTCATCGTAGCTGGGGCGATCGTCGCCCGTCTTGGGGTTGGGCCGGTGCTCACTATGCTCGATGCGATCCTCTTTCTCTCCCAGGTGCTTTTCCAGCTGCTCCATCTTGTCAATCTGCTCGACGCGCTCGAGCAAAGCGGCCTGTTTCTCATCCATCGCGTCGAACTGGGCTTTTTCATCGTCGTTCAGGCCGCGGTTTTCTTTGCCGGCCGCTTCGACGAGCCCCCGCATCTGCGTAGCAATAGACAGACGCTCCTCGCGGAGCGACTTGGTTGATAGGGTGTCAGGCATGGATAAGGTCCCGTACAAGGCCGCGTCGCGGGCGGCAGGTGTAGAATTACAACCTGCATCCGCCCTGACTTGCACGGGTGGTATGCTGCGTTTAATTGTTGGGCAAAATGCCCAGTTCTGTCAAGTCTTGGGTCTGGGCCATGGCCCGGGCGAAGATCAGATCCCGGGGTGTGTCGATGCGGATCGACCAGTCAGGATGAACGACAATTGGAACCACCGTACTGTAGCCGTCCCAGTGCGGCATGTCTTTTCTTGTAACCATATAGATACCGCCGTCCCGGATGTACATGGGCGGCAGGCATTGCCGATCATCCCAGCAGCGTTCGCGATCCAGCCACTCAACCGCACCGATATCTCTCATCATACGTGCCGGATGGAATTCGCCCACGTCAACGAAACTGACCGCTGAATAACGGACTGAACACGCAGAAAGTAAATCGATCCGTTTGCGAAACGGGCTCGTCGGCTGCAGATACAGCACAGCGTCCCCGCCCCGCTGCTCGATCGCATGCCTCATCACAGCCACCGCCGGCGTATCGTCCTGGCAGAGCTCCGCCGGCCGCTCCAGACGCGTCATGTGCCCGGGCAGATCCGGGTAGTCCGTCGAGACCACAATCTCCGTCAGCTCGCCCCGGATCGAATCGGCCGCCAGCCAGGCCCATTCAATCAGCGACCGCCCGCAAATCTCCTGCATGTTCTTGTCCGGTATCCCCTTGCTCCCTTTGCGCGCCGGGATCACCGCCAGAATGCCCATCGCAAAACCTCTTGACGTGGTAGGGCCGCACTTCGGCCAATCGATCGACGATCCGCTGACAGACGTTGCCGTCACCGTAGAGCGTGCTGGGGTCGTGCCGCTTGCCAAACTGATAGGCATTTGCCATCCGAATGTTCTCTGGCACGCAGTCCACACGCAAAACATTTGCCCCGCACTCCCGCCCATCCTGCCGCGATCCCACCAGGACAACAGGCGTACCCCAGTAGCCCGAATCGCGAACGAAGCTTGAAGAGTTTCCCACCGCCAGGGATGCCCCGGCCAGCATCCGATAGTAATCCTCCGGCGGCAGGTTGGTGTGGTAAGTCCAGTTTCGTCTGTGCCGGTCTCGAAGCCGCCTGAGCGATTTGTGGACAGCACCAGATCCGGCATCGATGTTCGGCCAGAACCAGTCTACGCCGCCCGCCCGCAGGCTTTCAAAGATTTGTTCCACCTCCCACGCCGCCCGCTCCGGGTAGTGCGTGTCAGGGTGGTATTGGCACATTATCCGACCGCTCGGCTCAAGGGGGATGCCCTTGGCCAGGTCACTCGACGGACAGCCCACGGCCAGAATCGTATCTGGCGATTCGCCCATCTGAACGATCCGCCGCCGCGCGGCTTCGGTGGCCGGCACGTGCCAGTGGCTCAGCTTCGTAATCGCATGCCGGGCCGACTCGTCCAGACTGCCCGACACCTCCCCGCCCTGGACGTGGATTATCGATCGGTGCAGATACGCCGCCGCGATCGCCGCCCCCAACGCCTCTTGGCGGTCGCCGATGAT